ATTGCTGAAGGATAACATTCCTCTTCCTGCAATGCGTCGTCAGGATACTAAGAACAGGCAAAATAGTATTGATGATTTGGATCCATATACTGTTCAGAAATTAGAGTTACAGATGCAAACTCTGTTCTCCTCTGCACAAGCACTTTACAATCAGATGCTAGGGGTAGGTGTCGCAAAGGAATGTGCAAGAATGGTGCTTCCATTATGTACGCCCACCAAAATTTACATGACAGGCTCATGTAGGTCATGGATCCATTACATCAATCTGAGGTCTGAAAATGGCACTCAGAAGGAGCACATGGACATCGCTCATGCATGTAAGAAGATTTTCATTGAACAGTATCCTTCTGTGAGTGAGGCATTGGAATGGGTAGAATCTGCGGAATAAATCTGTCGCATAATGGATCTCTTGCCATCCTTGAGGATGGTGAGGTCCAATTCTACATTGAAGAAGAAAGATTGAGTCGTGTCAAGCGGGATAGGTCTGCTCTGACTGCTGCGACTCAATTTTTAGATGATTCTATTGGTGTGGTCACTATATGTGACTGCTATACCACATACAATTTGAAAAAATACCTGTTTAGAACCAAGCAGGCAAACAAAATCATTGATCTAGTCAAGGAAAGAGGACTTCCTCTAAAAGATTATCGTGACAGGCATCATGAATGCCATGCAGCGAATGCATATTACAACTCTGAGTTCAAAGATGCTGCTGTCATCGTCATGGATGGTAAAGGTTCTCTACACCATCATAAAGATCTGAAGTTCTGCGAGACTGAAAGTATTTTTGACGTAAACGACGGAAAGTTTGAGTCAGTCTTCAAACATTACTCTACGTTCTGGAGCGAAGATGAGTCTAAAAAGTTAGATTCTTCTTTCTGGGACGGTAAAAACTTTTACAGCAATAGGACCAGCGTTGGTCAGGCGTATCGTAGAGTGTCACGATACTGTGGGTTTGATGAAACTGATGCTGGTAAGACCATGGGTCTGTCCACCTACGGTGCAGCACCTATAGATCTATTTGAGATTGACAATGGGCATAGCGTGTGCTCTACTGAACTCAGTCCAGAAGGTAATACCACCAGGTATACTGGACATGAGTGGCACCCTGAAGACTTAGCATATCGATTACAAAAGTCTGCTGAGGAACATGCTATGTTCATGCTTGAGAAAGCATATGAATTGACCGGTAAGGAGAACGTGGTTCTTACAGGAGGATTTTTCCTCAACTGTATTGCTAACCACCATCTCCTAAAAACTGGTATAAATTTGTATGTAGATCCCCTTGCTTATGATGGCGGTCTTGCCATCGGTTCTGCTCTATTAGAACATTATGAGAACACTGTACCTCGGTCCTGAATACGATCTTTCTTTTGTTGACGGTGAGGATGTAACTTACAAAGATGTAGCAGACATCATCGCAGCTAAAGAAGTAGTTGCAATGTTCCAAGGGAGATCAGAAGCAGGTCCTCGTGCTCTTGGAAATAGATCTTTGTTGTATGATCCTCGTGATCATGAGGCACAGAAGACCGTCAACCTAATCAAAAAGCGTGAGCACTGGAGACCATTTGCTGCCAGTGTCATGCTTGAATATGCAAACGATTGGTTTGACATGCGTGGACTTGATGAGTCACCGTTCATGATGTATGCCATGGATGCACGTCCAGTTAGTTGGCATTTGATTCCAGGTGTCCTGCATATTGATAAGACTTGTCGTATTCAAACTGTTACTGAGCAGCAGAACGAGCACTACTACAAACTAATCCATGCATTTTGGGACAAGACAGGCATCCCAATGCTGTTCAACACCTCATTCAACCTGGCAGGTGAACCATTAGTAGAGTCTCCGCAGGATGCATTCAAAACATTCTATGAGTCTGATATACCATACCTATACTTTCCAGAGGTTGGAAAGCTGGTGCGAAAATGACTTTTCATTTACAGAAAAGTGGGAAAAAAACTCGGGCAAAAAATTTGCTCCTAGGGTTGAACCTGTCTAATAATGGATCTGCTTGTCTACTTGAGGATGGTAAACCTGTTTGGTACCTGGAAGCAGAACGTGTTTCCTATGTGAAATATGACTATGACATCAGGTCTATCCTTGATATGTTGCCTGAGGGAATAGAACATATTGCTTTGGCAGATTCCTTTTGGAAACGTGGTGACAAGCAGGTTGATAATATCAAGATGTTGTCTGCTGTCAAGAGAAAGTTTCCTGGTGCTACACTGTATGACTACAGAAAGAAGCATCATATGACACACGCTGCATGTGGTTTTTACAACTCAGGATTTGAGACTGCCACTTGTATTGTGGTTGACTCTAATGGATCAAAGACACCTGAAGGTCTAGAGATAGAATCTATTTTCTTTGCTCCTACTTGGGGTGTAATCCATAAGACCATGTTCTCTCCTGATAATATTGGTTTTGGTAGGAGATTTGAAGAGGCATGCGTTCAATATGGATGGCACTACATGGATGCAGGTAAGGTTATGGGGAAGAGTGTTTATGATTCTGAACCTGCCAAGTCTTTGCAGGCAGAGTGGGAAGAGAGGGTGTTAGAACTGATCCGTATGGCACCTACAACAAATATTGTCTTTGCAGGGGGATGTTTCTTGAATTGTGTAGCAAACTACAAAGCATTGGGAAGATTCCCTGATCACAGGTTCTATGCAGAACCACTAGCAAACGATGGAGGCACTGCCATGGGTGCTGCGTACTTGGCATATCATGGCATCAATTGACATCTTAGATATCAGTGCATCTATTGGTTGCAACCTTCAATGTAAGGGTTGTAATCATTTCAGTAACTATTTTGCTCCTGGTAGTAAGGTAGACACTGATAGTTTGCTTGATGACATAGCAACTCTATTGCCTAGGGTAAATATAGGTAGAGTGTCCGTCATTGGTGGCGAACCACTACTAAATCCCCGTTGTGAGGAGATTGTAAATGCATGTACAACACACACTGATTCTCCTGTCTATCTCTACAGTAATGGTCTATTGCTCCTACAGAATGAAGCATGGATCAGAAAGAGTCTAGAGAATCCACAAATATTTCTTAGGATTAGTATTCATCTACCAGAAGTAGAACAGATCATCAAAGAGTTCAACCACCCTAAGGTTCTTGTTACTGAGCACCATACTGGTAAAGATAGGTGGTTCAACTCTATCAAGAAGAGAGATGGTAAGGTCTATCCTTACGAGCATAAGAATCCAGCAAAGAGTTTCAAGGTTTGTTCTTGTCCTAATGCACAGTTGTATGATGGGAAACTGTGGAAGTGTCCCAACACAGCATTTCTGAGGGAACTATTATATGTGACTGATCAACAGGATGATCCTGAGTGGCAGGAATATCTTGTCGATGGTGTTCCTGTTGATTGTAGTGATGATGCATTGACAAATTTCTGTAATAATAGTAGACTTTATGAAAGTGTATGTAACATGTGTACTGCCAAACCAATAAAGTTCAGTGCTGCACTGCAAGAACGGAGTAAACGAAAGGTTATTCCTTCAAAATAAATAACCAAAACTACCCTCACATGCCAACATATCCTGTAAAACATCTGACAACTGGCGAGACAAAGGAATTGTCAATGAAAGTTGCTGACTATGATCAGTGGCGTAAAGACAATCCTGATTGGGACAAAGATTGGTCTAAAGGAACTGCCTCTGCCGTTAGTGGTACAGGTGACGTTTACAGTAGGACTGATGGTGGATGGAATGAAGTTCTATCAAAGGTTGCACAAGTTCCTGGTTCACGAGTCAAACCCCAGAAAACTACACACTCATGACAGCACGTCGTAAGAAGCTTTCTTCATCTGTTGGTGCTGGCATGACTGCCAAGCAAATGCGACGTAAGAAACCAATCAATTCTGATTCGATGGTAGAAATCCTACCAATCACAGATAATCAGGAGACGGTATTCCAAAAGTACACAGACGATCAGAATCTATTTCTTTTCGGGTGTGCTGGTACTGGTAAAACATTCATCACTCTTTACCTGGCATTGAGAGATGTGCTTGATCCTTTGACGCATTATAACAAGGTAGTTCTTGTTCGGTCACTGGTGTCAACACGTGAGATCGGATTTCTTCCTGGAGACCACGAGGATAAGTCTGCTCTTTACCAAATTCCTTATAAGAATATGGTGAAGTATATGTTTGAGATGCCTACGGACAATGACTTTGAAATGCTTTGGGGTAACCTGAAAGCACAGGAGTCAGTGACGTTCTGGTCTACTAGCTTTATCCGTGGTACTACGCTGGATGATGCTATCATTATCGTAGATGAGTCTCAAAACCTCAATTTCCACGAACTTGACAGCATCATCACTCGTGTGGGTGAAGGTTCTAAGATCATGTTCTGTGGTGATGTGGCACAGACTGATCTTGTCAAGACCAATGAGAAAAATGGAATCCTAGATTTCATGAAGATCATCCAACGCATGCCAGAATTTGATTCAATCGAATTTGGTATCGAGGATATCGTTCGCTCAGGACTTGTCAAGTCCTACATAACCAGCAAAATCGAACTTGGTATGTGATGTTTGACCATGTAGAATGTGATCTTCCGCGACTTCAGCGGAAGAATATTGAAGGAGTTCGTTTTTACACAGTCAATGACCGACCGATGGTGTCCATCACCTCGGTCACTTCTCATTGGAGTGCAAAGAAATTTGTCGAGTGGAGGAAACGTGTCGGTGATAAGGAAGCAAACCGTATCACCAAACGTGCTACCAGTCGTGGTACGGAATGTCACGAGTTGATCGAGACATTCATGCTGAATAAAGAGGTGGAATATAAGAATCCTGGACCGAAAATGCTATTCCTCCAGGCAAAGAAAACATTACAAAATATAAATAACATATACGCATTAGAAAAAAGTCTCTATAGCGAGGAACTTGGAGTCGCAGGTACAGTAGATTGCATTGCTGAGTACGATGGAGAACTTGCAATCATTGACTTCAAGACATCAGCAAAACCTAAACCTAGGGAGTGGATTGAAGGTTACTTCGTACAAGCAGCAGGATATGCTTGTATGTTCTTTGAACGTACTGGTATCCCCGTAAAAAAACTTGTCATTATTATGACATGTGAGAACGGAGAGGTGCAAGTTTACGAAGAGTATGATAAAATGAAATATATGAAACTTCTTGTTCAATACATCGAGAAATTCGTTGAAGAAAAAATCACAGCACTCCAAGTCTGAAATGAAATCCATTTTGAAGAGTAAATTCTTGTGTCAAGACAAGTTTACTAATGACATTGAAAACTTAGTAAAAGATAATGCTGAAATGAATTACATTGAGGCAATTTGTTTTTACTGCGAGTCAAACAACATTGAGATTGAATCTGTTTCTAATCTCATTACAAAACCCTTGAAAGAAAAACTCAAGGGCAATGCTATGACCCTAAATTACTTGAAGAGGACATCTAGGGCAAAGTTCTTTAGTATCTAAATGGATAAAAGAGAGTTCAAACTATCTCAGATCAAAAGTAATCTACCTGTAGATAAACTTCGCAGAGTATCTGAAAGTGTGGACTTTGTTAGATCTCAAAAAGGATTCTGGACAACTAACTTCAAACAGGTTACACCTGAAGAGATTGCATCTCTTGAGGCAGAGAGACCTACCACAAGATTACTGAGCATACATGTCATCAATGGGTGCAACCTTGCCTGTCGTGCATGTAATCACAACAGCAGTCTCCTTGGTGTCAAGAGTGGTGTAGACATTGATGCTTTGATGGAAGACATCAAAGAATTCTTGCCCAAAGTATATGTGTGGAGTCATATCAGCATCATCGGTGGCGAACCTTTACTAGAACCACGCACCAGAGAGGTCGTGAAGGTCACTAGAGAGGTCGCAGAAGCAACGGGGCAGACCTGTAACATAAAACTGTTTAGCAACGGTTCACGCCTCATACAAGAGCAGGAGTGGATTGCTGATGAAATGTTGAAAGGTGTCAACTTCAGACTGACATTTCATAAACCCTGGTTTACTGAGTTGGGATCCGCCAACTGGGAAAATGCTGCCAAGTTTATTAGGTATCTCCAGTCCCGCGATGTGGACACGGATAACCTTCTTGAATTTAGTGAGGCATTCCGTCTGCTTGATGGTAAACCTCGGCAGTGGTTTGATATTGTGCGGTATGAGATCAAGGAAGACCAGATCAAATATTACCCCTTCGAGGAAGGGAATCCTGAAGAAAGCTTTACACACTGCACGTGTCCCAATAGTCAGTTGTATAATGGACACCTGTGGAAGTGTCCCATGATCTCCTACCTCAGAGAATCGTTGGATGCCACAGATCAACTCAATGATCCTGAATGGCAGAAGTACCTGGCGTACAAACCAACTGACATCTCTGCTTCCCCAGATGACATCCGAGCATCATTTGATGAGGTAAAAAAACCTCATGAGATCTGTTCTATGTGTCCCCGCAACCCTGTGTGGTTCACTGCAACTGCACAATTGGATGCGAAATTGAAAAAAAATGTCGCAATGCATGATGAAGCAACCTATGACACCGTTTGATACTTACAAAGAGTATCTTGCGTACAAGAATCATTTCTCTAAGGAGAAGTATGATTACTTTGTGTATGGTGGTAAGTCTAGAGCAAGTCTTGAATCATTTTACAAGAGGAAAGATAGGTACTTTTTTGAGAAGACCTCAAGAAAGTACAAGGACGAGGATATCAGGAACTTCTTCCTTGCTAATTTTGTAAGCACTGATAACCCACAAGGTCTGTGGATTGGAAACATTATTCGTGGGGGTGAGAGCATTTACGTTGCATGGCAGCGTCGTCAGCAGAGTTTGTTCTATAACTTCAAGAGCACAAACAAGACCATGTTGGAGCAGTATGGGTTGCAGACATTTCTGGAACCTAAAGATGGACATCCTCCACTACTCAAAGAATACTTGGGGGGTAACCTTAGTATTGAGGAGGTAGTGATCTATGAGAAACTGTTTGGGTACTGCAAAGACTATGACAAGAAACTAGATGACCCTGTGTGGCATCAGATTGGTATGAAGATCAAGAAATATTTGCCATTTCTAAATATTGACAATGATAAGTATCGTAAACAAGTAATCACCCAAGTAAACGATCAATTCTAATGAGTAATTTCTTTGAGAACGATAATGTCCGCCGTGAGATGGAGGACATCTATGAGATCCAGAAGGACTTGTACAATGTCATCATGCAGTTCCCTTCTATGTCTGATGCTGCTAAATGGGAGCACATTGAAACTTTGAAGGAACTGCTAGAGAAACAGCAGATTATGTGGACTAGAGTCTCCTACTCAGAGGACCCTGAAGCAATTGACATGAAGAAAAAGATTCAAGAGTCTGCCAAACAAATTGGGTTTGGTGCTGCGGATATGAATACTATCTTCGGAAACATGAAGAATACCCTGAATCTGATGCAAACACAACTCAAAAGGTAATGGGAAAACTTCTAAGTGTGGGGTGTTCCCTTACCTTTGGGTTAGAATTAGCTCAAGTCTATGCATTTAGAAAGTCTGATTTAGAGTCTATGATTGTCCCTATTCATAGAGATTCATCGGTAGGGGGTATACCTAAAAGTTATATTATTGAGGGAGAGAGTGATGTGTGTGATGAAGTTTTTATAGATTCATTCCGTGATCTAGAGTGTAATGAATATCGAAGATCTCATAGATGGGGAGCAGTTCTTGCTGAGAAGATGGGACTTGAAGAGGTTTGTGTATCAAGACCTGGCAACTCTAATCATTCAATGTCAACTGACATGGGAAGATATTTTTCAAATCGTAAAAAAAGAGAAGAAGTAGAAT